TACACAGCAATTAAAACGTAACGTGGAGGTGAAATTATGACACGTATTGAAGAATCACGTAATTCTCAATTAAGGGAAAATGAAACCAGAGAAGAAACAGAATACGTCTTTGAAGAACCAGACGCAACTCAGATACCTCGTGGAGTTGAAGAAAGATTTAAGCAGCAGGACATGTCATTAGGCTGGTTAAGAATCCTTCTAAATGGTCAAGATGATTATCAAGAAATTGGTAAGAAGCAACAGCAAGGATGGGAATTTGTTACTCCTGATGAAGTTCCTGAGATGGGAGCTACTTCTGTCGTGAGGGAAGAAGGTCGATATGCTGGAGTTGTCTGTCGTGGAGACATTGCTTTAGGTAAGATACCTACAGTTAAGCTAGAGGCCAAAAGACGTTTTTATAGGGAAAAGGCAAATACGATGTTGGAGGCCGTTAATTCTCAATTAATGAACTCTTCCAATTCTAAAATGCCAATTTCCAATAATAGCAAATCGAGAACATTTAAAGGACGAACTCCTACGTTTCAGGACTAGTCTTTAAACAGGAAGGAGAAACATTATGTCTAGTACACGAACATTACGTGGCTTTCTTCCGGCTCGGAAAAAGGGACAGAATTATAATACAGGTGGATCTAGTACTCTAATTTCACCTACTACTATAACTCGTGCTCCTAAGAAACTGTATACTGGTGACTTGATTTGTATTGAAGCTAGTGGTACTATTTCTGAATCTATTGGTGCAACCTTGAAGCCTTCGGGTGTATTCATGGGCTGTAACTATGTAGATACAGATGGTAGTCAAAAGTTCTCACGGTATTGGCCGGGAGAAGCTATCACTGCTGCAACAAGTATTGAGTTCCATGTCATAACTGATCCTGATCAGACGTATTACATTCAAGGTAATGCTACCTGTAGTCATGGTGAGATTTGTAAAGTACTTAACTATGTAGCAACCGTTTCGACGGCTTCTGCTGGTAGTACTAAAACAGGTCAGTCTGCATTTTTTGTAGAAACCTCGGCTGCTGGTTTGGAAACCATTGTAGGTAATGTACGAGTTATTGGCTATGCTAAAGATCCGAATGAAGGTACAGACGGACTTGACCAATATCCAATGCTTGAAGTTTGGTTACCCACACATCGTGATCGGTTTGCCACCACTACAGTATCAACGGCATAACTAGGAAGGAGATAAACTATGGCTATTAATAGAGCTAGTATTGCCAAAGAACTTCTTCCCGGTTTAAACGCCGTCTTCGGGTTGGAATATGGTCAGGTTAACGACGAACATAAAAATCTTTATGAAGTCGAAAATTCTGATCGAGCCTTTGAAGAAGAAGTTCTGTTTACAGGTTTTGGTACGGCTCCAGTTAAAGGAGAAGGTGCTGCTGTATCCTATGATGATGCACAAGAGAGTTACACTGCCCGTTACACGGCAGAGACTGTTGCTCTAGCTTTTGCTATTACAGAAGAAGCAATGGAAGACAACTTGTATGATACGTTTGCCAAGTTACGTGCCAGAGGTTTGGCTCGTGCAATGGCTAACACCAAGGAAGTCAAAGCTGCCAATCTGTTTACCAATGGCTTTGCTGATACGATTGGTGATGGTGTTGCATTCTTTGCAACGACCCATCCAACCATTTCGGACGGTACTCAGAGTAATATAACGACTGCCGGAGCTTTAGCTATCGGTACTCTTGAGAGTGCAATTACGGCCATCCAGAAGATTAAGGATGATCGTGGTATCCTCGTAGGTGCAAGTGCTGTATCTTTGCATATTCCTGTTGATCTATGGAATACTGCTGATACCATTTTGAATACTCCCGGTAAACCCGGAGGTTCCAATAATGATATCAATGCCACTCGTCACATGGGCATGGTTCCCGATGGGTTCTATGTCAATCGTCGGTTCACTGGAACGGATGATTGGTTTGTAAAGACCGATGTTCCTAATGGTACAAAGATGTTTGCACGTACACCTCTTCAGACTAAGATGGAGCCAGATTTCGATACCGGCAACCTCCGATTTAAGGCACGGGAACGATATAGTTTCGGTGTCTCCGATTGGAGAGGCTGGCATGGAAATGCTGGAAGCTAAAGGCAAATGATATGGGGGGAGTAAGCTTCTGCTACTCCCCTTATATTATAAGAAAGTTTAAATAAAGGAGAACAATATGGCTTCAAATCTTACAGTTGCAATGGCAACAGTTGGAAGTGGTCCACTTAAAAGGGTAGATACAGGAGCTACTGTAGGTGGTGATGGTACGGTTACTCGTGTAGTGGCTATACATGCTACAGCAACTGTATCAGGAATAATTGAATTAAAGGGTGAGCAGCAGATTACAAATAAGACTGCACAAGGAACAGCTATTCGACTAGCTATTCAGGCAAATGGAGTAATTGATACTTATTTCGGGGAAGTTGGTGTACCGATTTACGGTAAAGTAACCGTATCTGCACCAGATGCTGGACCAGTAACTGCTATATTAGGATAAGCCTATGCCTAATTATGCATTCCTTAAAGCTGACTTAATCAATACATCAGAGAATGACTCAACAGAGTATGCAGATCAGATTCCAAAATTTGTTGAGAAGGCTGAAGATCGTCTTATAAAAGAACTTGATGATCCCGGTCTGGATAACTTTGTTTCATTTTCATTTACCGCCTCTAGTCCCACGGTAAGTTTACCTGTGGATGCATTAGTTGTGAGAAATGTAAACTTTACCACAAGTACATCTTCTCTTAAAACTTCACTCCTACAAAGAACTTATGAGTATGCCATAGATTACTGGCCTTATGCCAGTGCATCTGTAGGCACACCCCGATACTATGCACGAAAGAATAATACATCTATTTATGTAGTTCCCACTCCTACTTCTGCATTGGCAGGAGAAATACAATATACTCGTAGACCTCTTGCATTATCCTCTGCAACAGGAACAAGTGCTACGACTTCTAATTATTTTAGTGAGTTTGCATATAATGCATTATTCAATGCCTGTATGATAGAGTCTTCAAGATTTACCAAGAGTTGGGATATTGTTCAGGTATGGGAAAGTAGTTATCAAAATTCAATAGATGCACTTAGAAATCAATCTCGTAGAATGAGACAGGACGACATGGAGACTCCTCGTAATCCAGTGGGTGGGCCTAATCCTGTAATACAAGGAGCACAGTAATGGCAACGATGAAACAAATACTTGCAGATAGACCAGATTGGATAGATGATCCTGAACATAAAGGAGCACCCGGTCCTTATAATATGCCAAAGAAACTTTATAGGCCAAAGAAAAAAGACCCCAAGACAACTTCAAAAACTAAAAGAACTCATGCTTTTGGTATTGATCCTTCAAAAGATAAGCCAACTACAAAACGACCAGTTAGAAAGAGGAAAGGAACAGGTAAAACAGCTCGACATGGTAAAGGTACTTATGGTGCTGCTGTTCCTTCAGATACTAAATATGGAAAACGTAAACCTTTAAAAGATAAATTGGCAGGAATAAAACCACCTCCTCGTAAACCACTTTCTGTATCTGTACCAGTTACTAAATGGGATAACGGAGCAGAAGGACGAGCAAGAGCAATAGCAAATTTAAAACCTACAGATTTTGGTGGTATAGAAGCTGGTTCAGATGTAACACCTGTACGAAATACAGCAGAAGATAATGCACAAAGAGCAAGAAAACTAGAAGAAAAAATTCTAGCAGAAAGAGCAAAGAGAGCAAGAGCAGCAACGAGATCAGGAAAACCATCTAGACATGGCCCCGGTACTTATGGTGCTGTTATTCCTCCACGAAGAGGAACTCCTTCCAAACCACCAACTAAGATGACAGATCCAATAGATCCAGCAATTGAAGCAAAGAGAAAAAGTGTATTAGCTGAGAGAGCAAGAGCAGCAGCAGCTAAAGCACCTCCCAAGCAAAGATGGCCGGGAGCTACAACAAAAAGAGTTTCTACACGAGATAAAGGAGTAATAGAAACAGGTTTAAATCTTGAGCCGAAAGGAAGAGAAAGGACACCAAAGGAAGAGCATCAAGATAGACAAGCATTGAAAAGACTTGTTGAAAAATATGGTGGAAGGCTAAGAGATTGGTGGAGTGCAGTCAAGAATAGGCCATTGACAGATGCTGAAGCAAGAGCAAAAGCAGGACTAGATGCAACAAAACAACAAGTTAGATCAGGTGAAGGATTATCTGCCGTTAAGAATTATAGAGGAGGCCAACCTAAAAAGAAGACTAAGAAGGGTACAAGTAGACGAGTAAAGAATAAGCATTCTGGTTACGAGGGCCATGATGGAAATAAATTAGTAGCAAAATATTATAGTTAGGAGAATAAAATGGGACCACATACATTACTAACGAATCCTCCTAAATTGGAAAAAATTAATGGAAAGCCAACAGGACAAGGATATGGTGCTGCACGTAAAGGACCAGATGTTAAAGGAACACCACATGAAGAAGTAGTTAATTCAAAATATGAAAGTGGTAATTCATTTAAACTTGATCATAAC